TGATCAAGTTTCTGTAGCAGATTTCATTAACGATATTGAATTAGATGACTGGGAGCCACTAGATGCCACAGCAGGATACTGAATACCTCGGATACAATGCCCTAGCCTCATGGGTTAATGACCGTGTGGAGGAGTGGAGAACCCACCGAGACACTAATTACCAAGAAAAATGGGAAGAATATTACCGTCTCTGGAGAGGTGTGTATGATCCCAGTGATAAAACCCGTGATTCAGAGAATTCAAAGCTAATTTCCCCTGCACTTCAACAGGCAATTGAAGCAACTGTAGCCGAATTGGAAGAAGCAACCTTTGGTTCTGAGCAGTGGTTTGACCTACGTGATGATCTACTGGACCAAACTCCGGGTGATGTAGGTTATCTCAAGAAAATCCTTAAAGAAGATTTAGAAAAAGAAGGTATTAAGGACTCTCTAGCTGAAGTTTTCCTCAATGCAGCCATCTACGGTACTGGTATTGGTAAGATTTTGGTAGAAGAAAAGACTGAACGCTATCCAGTAGAGATTCCAATTGAAGGAACCATGACTACTCAGCGTGTAATTCAGGAAGTTCCTTACATTTGTGTAAAAGTAGAACCTGTATTACCGCAGGATTTTGTAATTGACCCAGTATCTACGTGTATTAATGAAGCATTGGGCGTAGCTACTGAAGTTATGAAGCCAAGATACAGCATTGTGGAGAAAATTAAAAATGGAATCTATGATGACGTACCTGTTGGCAGCTACTCTGACATTGATGCTGATTATGATTTTGAATCTGGAGTAGAAGAAGAGGATGATCAGGTAAAAATTACTGAATATTGGGGTAAGATTCCCAAGAAGTTCATGAAAAAAGATGAACAGTTCAGTGAATTTGACTACGATGAAGATGAGTTGGTAGAAGCAGTGGTAACTATTGCCAATGATTCTACAATTCTACGTGTAGTTGAGAATCCATTTATGATGAAGGATCGTCCTTTCATCTATTATCAGCATGACCGTGTACCGGGTAAGTTCTGGGGACGTGGTGTGGCTGAGAAAGGCTACAATATGCAGAAGGCATTGGATGCTGAACTACGTTCTCGTATTGATGCACTGGCATTGACCACTCATCCAATGATGGGTATTGATGCCACCCGTATTCCTCGTGGGGCTAAACTGGAAGTCAAGCCGGGTAAGACCATCCTGACTAACGGTGATCCGGCTACGGTATTGCGTCCAATGAATTTTGGACAACTACAAGCACATACCTTCACTGAGTCAGCGGAACTTGAGCGTATGCTCAGTATGGCAACGGGTGCCTTTGACAATGCTACCAGTACAGCCAGTATCCCGAGGAACAATACGGCCAGTGGCATGAGTATGATGCAGGCTGCATCCATTAAACGTCAAAAACGTACACTCATGAACTTCCAAAATAACTTCCTTATTCCGATGTTGAATAAAGTTATCTACAGGAAGATTCAGTTTGATCCACAGCGTTATCCGTTGATTGATTACAAATTCATTCCTTACAGCACTATGGGTATTATGGCCAAGGAACTGGAAATGACTCAAATGATCCAGCTTCTGTCTGTAATTCCGCCGGATAGTCCTGCACATAAGGCACTGGTTGCCGGTGTTCTGGAGGCCTCCTCTGTACAAAATCGTGATGAACTGATGCAGATGCTCATGCAACAGGACCCACAAGCTGCACAGATTCAGCAAATGGTTCTCCAGATGCAAATGCAGCAAGCTGCAGCAGATATTCAGGAAACTCAAGCCAAGGCTCAAAAGTATATGGCCGATGCTATGGAGAAAATGCCAAGCAATGCCAAGGAACAAGAGAAACTGCTTAACCTCCAGAAGAAAGCACTATCCCTACAAAAGGATTTTGCAGACATTCAGATGATTAAGTCAGAAACAATCCGCAACATTCCGGAGATTGAACATCTCAAGAGTGAAACGGTATTGAATCTTGCCAAAGCACGTAATGGTGGTGTATAATCAATGAAGAATGATAATGAATTCTTTAAGGATAGATTACATTTATTTGAACAAGCAGGCTGGTCAGACCTAGTTGGTGAACTAGAAACTCTGTCCCTAAACCTCAACAACGTTCAGTCTATCCAAGATGAAAAGGACCTTTATTTTGTAAAGGGCCAACTTAGTATTATCCAGATGATTGTAAATCTAGAGGATAGTACTAAATTAGCGGCGGATAACTAATAACTTAGTCCGTCATTTTTTTACTCCACAATCCAATTGGACGGAGGATACTATGGTAAATATTGTTGATCCTGAAGTAGAAGGTAGTGTTGATTCTTTCAGTGAATCTGAAGTAGAAACACCGGAAGTAGAAGTAGAAGTAGAGATCCCTGAAAAGTTTAGGGGTAAATCTCAACAAGACATCATTGATATGTACTCAAATCTTGAAAAAGAGATGGGTCGTAAATCAAATGAAATTGGTGAACTACGTAAGTTAGCAGATACCTTCCTACAAGATCGGGCCAATCAACGAAAACCTGAACCTGAAGAAGAGATTGATTTCTTCGAGGACCCTAGGGCTGCATTGAATCAGGCTCTAAAGAATGATCCTCGTTTGAAACAAGTGGAACAGCAAGCAGCCGCTATGAAAGCACAAACTGCTATGCAGCAATTACAATCTACACACCCTGACTTTGGGGATATTGTGCAGGATAGTAAGTTTCAGGATTGGGTAAAGGGGTCAAAGATCCGTATGCAGTTGTTCCAAGCTGCAGATCGGTATGACTTCGATGCTGCCAATGAATTGTTGTCTACATGGAAAGAACGTTCCATGATCAACAAGACAAAGGAAGCTGAGGCTGAACAGGAAGGAAAGCGTAAGGCTGCACTTAAGGGTGCTAGTTCTGAGGGCCGATCTTCCGGTGAAGCAAAGGCTGGCAAAAAGATTTATCGTAGAGCCGACCTTATTAGATTGAAACAGACTGATCCGGCCCGATACGATGCACTTGCTGATGAAATCTATGCAGCATATGCGGAAGGTAGGGTCAAGTAAACTTAAAGGAGTATTAAAATGGCACTTGGTTCCAACCATAATACCGTCACTACGGCGGCTAACTTCATTCCAGAACTGTGGAGTGATGAAGTAATTGCAGGCTACAAGAAGAATCTTGTTGTTGCAAACCTCGTAACCCGTATGTCTCACAAGGGCAAGAAGGGTGATACCATCCACATTCCGGCTCCGACCCGTGGTTCTGCTAATGCTAAGGGTGCTGGCAATCAGGTTACCCTGAACACTGCAACTCATGGTGAAAAGCAGGTATCTATCAACAAGCATTACGAATATTCAGTAATGATTGAAGATATTGTTGAAGCACAGGCTCTGCAGTCTCTCCGCCGTTTCTACACCGATGACGCTGGCTATGCACTGGCTACGCAGGTTGATACTGACCTCGTAAACCTGTGGGCTGCTCTTCAGGGTGGTTCTGCTTACTCTGCAGCAGTAATCGGTGGTGACGGTACCACTGCATGGGATGGTTCTGCCAACACCAACACTGGTAACGGTAGTGACATCGGTGATGCTGGTATCCGTAAGATGATCCTTGCTCTGGACAATGCTGACGTTCCGATGGATGGCCGTTCACTGGTTATCCCGCCGATCGCAGCTAATGACCTGCTTGGTATCAACCGCTTCACTGAACAGCAGTACATCGGTTCTGGTGATGCAATCAAGACTGGTAAGATCGGTATGATCTACGGTGTTGACGTGTATGTATCCAGCAACTGCCCGACTGTAACCGCAGATGACACTTCTACCAACTACCGTGTTGGTGCCTTGTTCCACAAGGATGCACTGGTATTGGCTGAGCAGATGGGCGTCCGTTCCCAGACTCAGTACAAGCAGGAATACCTCGGTGACCTGTTCACTGCAGATACCCTGTACGGTGTAGCTGAACTGCGTGACAATGCCGGTATTGCTTTCGTAGTACCGTCAACCTAATAGAGTTGTCTTAACTCTGCCCCCTAGGGTAAAATCTAGGGGGTTTTCTTAAGACAACACTGTAGGTGCCTTATGCCAATATACGAATATGAATGTTCCTCTTGTGGGGAGGTTACGGATGAATTACGTTCTATGTTTGTCCGAGATGAGGATGGTACCTGTCCTTCCTGTGGTAGTGCCACTAAGTACAGAGTATCTTGTCCTAAGCCCATGTTGGACGGAACAGACCCCGGATTCCCCGGAGCCTACGCTAAGTGGGCTAGAACACATGAACGAGCCGGAGGACAGCGGTGAATATCTTTGGTGATTCAATTGATACAATGGAACTTGAAGTAATCAAAGATAAGATTACTGAAGTCTATACTAAACTCCTAACTGAGTACTTTAAGAAGCAAGTCCCCGGTGCTTCTGAAGAGGACATATCTGCTTTTCTTGAAGCAAACATGGTTGAGTTTGAAGGTCCAGAGGAAGAGGATGAAGAGATCAACGAGATCATGGACCTCCTTGATAACATCCTTGATGACGGTGAAGAACTTGAACCAGTAGATTCCTCGGGCAATGCACCGGACTATAAGGGACAGGAACTGCGTAGTAAATCCCAAGATAAAGGAACAACTCCTTCTGGAGTATACCGTGGTCTTAAACTTGGTGGCATGATGACCCCAAGTGATTCACAGTCAGAGGTACGGACTTCTAAGGTAGAAGATCCTACGGGTGGAATTAATACTAAAGCTGTGGATGAAGTTGTGGTACAATACGCACCACTGGTGGAGAAACTAAAAGAAGAACTGGCTTCACTCAAGCAAC